CTTAAATCACCAGCTGCAATGGTTGGTAAATTAAGAAACGAAGGAATGATGATTTATGAAAATAGGTCTTCAAAAGGCGTTTCATACAGAGTAGGAACACCATCAAAAGCTGTTATCGCAGCTGGTATTACTGCTGTATTCGGTAAGCAAGTCGCTTACTCAGCATAAATTTGAGGAAGGGCGGCTTTCGGGTCGCCCTTTCCAATTAACTAACAAAAAGGTTTTTATGTCAAGTGTTGATGATAGAGATAATGATAAAAGTTTTGAGAATGAACAATCTACGGTTACAATACCATTAAGAGAATACGATAAATTAAAAGAACAAACAAATTATATTACAGACCCTAGTCTTATATCAGTTATAGACAAATTAGAGGAACTTGTAAGAGCATTGAGAAAACACATTGTCAGAAAGTATTAAACTAGAAAAGATTGATAGAACGATTATGACAATAGGTGTAAATAACAAAAATAGTAAGATGACTCGTAAGGTTGATACCTATGAGTATGAGACATTAGCTGAATGTATTAGAAGTGACCAAGTACCAGCGAGTGAATTAGCAGAAATCTTTACAGATAAGACCTACTACAATTGGTACAAAAAGAAGTACCTAAATAAGTATAAATAATAGAAGAAACCGAATTGGAGATAATTATGGCACAAGACGATAGAAACATTATGGAACATCAACAGAGATTAGGTATTATGCCTAAACAAAATATGCAGAGTGGCCAAGGCGCCAACGCAAATCAAGAACCGTTGATTTCAGAAATTTTAACAAAAGTAAATAACGCTAAAGACAAAACAAAGAAGATTGCTGTTTTAAGAGAATACAATACTCCTGCTTTAAGAATGATTCTTAAAGGTGCATTTGACCCTAATATCAAATGGCAACTACCAACTGGTACACCACCCTACATTGCTAATGAAGCACCATTAGGTACTGAACATACAATGTTGAATATAGAATCAAAAAAACTATGGCATTTTGTTGAAGGCGCTGACGCTGGAACTACAAAAACTCAAAAAGAAACTATGTTTATTCAAGTATTAGAAGGCTTGCATAAAAGTGACGCAGAGGTCTTATTGAATATGAAAGATAAGAAACTGAACAAGAAATATAAGGGTTTAACCGAATCAGTAGTCAAAGAAGCGTTTGGTTGGAACGACCAATTCTATAAACCAGAACAAAAATAGAACATATTTCTATAAAATCTGTAAAAAGAGAAGATTTTTCTCTAAAATCTATAAAAATAGTGCTTTTTTCTATAAAAAGTGCTTGCCTTTAGTGTGTCGGTGGTGTATAGTGTACCTATAAATAACTAATAGGAGTTTATATTATGAAAACATTGATAGTATTTTTAACGATATTATGGTTTGGTTTAAATGCCTTAAATAATTCAGTTAAAGCAGATGAGTATGACACAGCAGTAGTAGGTCACGTTATACAAACTACGGTTCAAGGTGGCAAAGTTGATACCTCTGTACTAGAAGCAGAAATACAAAAGTTGGCTTATAACTTTGCAACAGAAATGACCTTTGTTATACAAAAGAACTTACCAAATATCTTGGAAAGTTTAGCTGCAAATATGAGGCAAAATGCCGACAAGGCATATAAATGCAAATTACTTGAAGGAGGCTCCTATGAATGTAAAGACTAATTTATGCCAAGACTCACAAGTAAAAAACTTAAAGTTAAAAAATTTATCAAAAGAGGTTTAAATGCCTCTGGCGATAGACAATATAGAACTACATACAAAGCAATCAAACAGTATTTTAAGTATATCAACGAGGGAATGTTTGACGGTTTATTATCACCGTTTAACGAAGTTGAAATCAAAAACTTGGCTAGACAAAAATGTGTTGGTCAAGTTATTACGTGGGAGTGGAAGAGAAAAGGTACTAGAAGATACCATCTTGAAATGTTACCAAAGTATCCAAGTTTTCAATACTTCCTTGATACGTTGTGCCACGAAATGGTGCACCTATATCAAATGCAGAATTTGGGAGACACAGGAAATCATAATGCATTATTCTGGTCTTTTGAAAAACGAGCAAAGACCCTTGGTCTTGGCTTATAATATAACCAACAAGTGAGAGAGAAATATATAATGAGAAAAACTAAAGAACTAGACCATCACCTTAAGCACATCATCAATAACGTTGTCACAACACTAGAAAAGTTTGAAACTTCAAAAGAAAAGAAGATTACTTACTATACTGGTAATTGGTCAACAGATGTAGCCGCTAACTTCACAGAAAAACAATCTGAAAAAATCTTTAAGAAGATGAATAAGATTATGGAAAATAATCCTAATGTGATGTTTTTACAAAAACGTATGAAACCTATTTCAGTTGGTAGTTGGTCAGAATATGGCGAACAAGAACCATATGATATTACTGGATTTGAATACATAGCAATGAAGAGGTAGTATGGTAAAAAAAATCAAAAACGAACTTAATAATAAATTGCCAGGAGTTTGGTTGTGGACAAAAAGACTTTTTTGGTCATTGATAGTTGTAGTGGCCGTCTTTGCTACAGGAACTTTCTATCCAAATCCTATTTCAACAAAATGGGCAAACGAAGATTTAAGAAAACAACACACAGCTTGGGCACAAAACCTAGGTCTGGTTTCAAAAGAAATGAAATACAAAACGGATAATGAGTTTGTAAAAGAACTTGGTTATTGTGTTGATTATCTTAACTTTACTACACCAGTTGACAAGAGAGTACCTATTCAAATGTTAGTAGGTCAAGCAGTATTAGAATCTGGTTGGGGTAAATCTAGGTTTGCTAAAGAGGCAAACAATCTATTTGGTATCAGAGTATTTAAATCAACAGCAAGACATTTACTACCAGAGGGTATGACTAAATGGCCTGGTTGGGGTGTAAGAGTGTTTGATACTAAATGTGATTCAGTAAAAGAGTATATAAGATTACTCAATGAGCATCCTGCTTACGAAGACTTTAGAGTTTTAAGAGCCAAAATGTGGGCAAAAAACCAAAAGTTAGATTCTGTTAAACTCATCAAAACTTTAAAAGCATTTTCTACAACCGAAGACTATGCTAAAAGAGTTATCAATATGATGAACAAGATAGAAAAAGTACAATCAGAAAAGTAAGATAAATAATACTATGTTCGCAATACTATTAACATTTTTTAGTGCTATATCTATTTCTATAATAGCTGCCGGTTATTCTATTATGGGTTTAGCAACTATATTTGCAGGTGCATATGTTCCTATCATAGCAATGGGAAGTGCATTGGAAGTAGGTAAACTTGTAGCCGCCAGTTGGTTATATAATAATTGGCATAACAGTTTAGTACCTAGAACTATAAAAGCATATCTAACGAGTGCTGTTATAGTTTTAATCTTTATTACTTCTATGGGTATTTTTGGTTTCTTATCAAAAGCACACCTTGATAGTGTTCAACCTATGGGCAACTTCTCAATACAAACTAGTTTAATTGATAAACAGATACAACAAGAAGAACGTAATATAAAACGTGCTGAAGATACTTTATTACAATTAGATAAATCAATTGAAGTATATCTAAACAATGATTATGCTACAAGAGGTTTAAAAGAAAGACGTAAACAAGAAGACGAAAGAAACTTACTTAAAGAAGAGATTAAGTCGAGTACAAATAAGATTTCAGAATTGTATATAGAAAAAGGTACAATTGAATTAGACCAACAAAAGATAGAGGCAGAGGTTGGTCCGTTAAAGTATATTGCAGAATTAATATACGGCGAAAATGCAAAAGACCATTTTGATGAGGCAGTAAGATATGCCATTATGGTATTGATATTTGTATTTGACCCTTTAGCAGTATTATTATTAATAGCGGCTAACATATCATTAAGGACTTGGAAGAATGCCAGAGCAGAAAAACAAAAAATCAAAGACGAAGAAGAAAAAAGTACCAAGCGCCAAAAAGATTGGCAAAAGGAAGCTACTAATGCAAAAGCTAGAGCGAAAGACTACCGAGATAAGCAAAAAGTTTATAAAGATTTTTTTAACAAATTAGGTAAGAGAGATTTAAAGAATAGAGATTACGAAGAATTTTTTAGACAAATGGGTACTAAAGAACTTCAGGAACTTGGTCTGGATCCTGACGCAATACGAATCAAATTAGACCAAATTATGGAGTGGAATGAAACGTCTATTAATCCTACTGATATTAAGTAGTACACTAGGTGGTTGTATGAAAACAACCTGTATATCGCCTCACAATTGTGAGAAAACGGTAGATTGGAAAGACCCTAAATTCACACTCTTTAGAACCATTATAACAAATGGTGCTAATGCAGGTAAATAACGCTTGACAAATGATAGAAAAAGGTGTATAGTAAGTATATGATGAAAAATAATATCGAAAGATTGATTACTAATGCAGCTACGGCTTGCAAGAACTCAACAACAGATTGGTCTAAAGACTTTTGGTTCAATACATTTAAAACATTGTGCAATAAGTATGATAGACCAGACTTATATAATAAACACTTACACTAAAGGACTAATATGAATATTTTTTATGTAGATAAATCACCTGTGAAAGCAGCTGAAATGATGTGTGATAAACACGTACCAAAGATGATTGTAGAATCAGCACAAATGTTATCTACTGCTCATAGAATGTTAGACGGTACCAAGTACACAGGCAAAACTAAAACAGGTCGTAATATTAAAAGATGGTTACACCCTAACTCAAACCTAGAAAAAACTTTATACTTAGCGTGTCACACAGGACACCCTAGTACATTATGGGTTATGGAAAGTGCATACAATTATATGTGGTTGTATAGACATATGATGGCATTACATAAAGAATGGCAATTAAGATATGGTCATACTAAAAATCATTTGACTATTGAACTTCTAGGTGATTTGTTAGCAAATCCACCTAAAAATGCAAAGATAAATAAGATTGCAACAGAACCAACTCCTGCTATGCCTGACCATTGTAAGGTTGACGGTGACTCTGTAGCTAGTTATAGAAACTACTACATACTAGAAAAGAAAAGATTTGCAAAATGGGAGTTTACTAAAACACCAGAATGGTACATAGAGGGTAAAATAATAGATAATGAAGCTGAAGAACAATACATCTAAACCTAAAATCTACGAAAGAAATCCTATGACAGGAGTTATTCGTTGGAGATATGTTAACGAGTCACCAGATAAATTTGGATGGCCTAATTATGGAAGAATATTAAAGGAGAAAAAAAATGCGAAATGAAATGTTAGAAGCTCTTAAAGCACACGCTGAAGGACATATTAAGAAACACAAAGTAAACATTGAAGTGTTGTTAACCAAAGCAGTAGGTATTGGTGAACACGGTGATATATTAACTGAAATTGAAAAAGAATTAAAAATTGTTGCTGATTATGATGACCAGTTAGAAATGCTTAATAAGTATTTTACTTTTAAAGACCCATTAAAGAGTCAAGGATAATGCCAAGTTATACTTTTCAAGATACTAAAACCGGTAAAGTATTTGATGAGTTTTATTCAATAGCTGACAAAGAAGAATACTTGAAGAAAAACAAACATATTAAACAACTTATCACACAGATAAATATAGTAAGTGGTACAGGTGGTATTAAGAACGACTCTGGTTGGAAAGATAACTTGTCCAGAATTGCAGAGGCACACCCAACTAGTCCTTTTGCAGACAGATTTGGCAAGAAGTCAATCAAAGAAATTAAAACAAAACAGGTGATTGAAAAACACCGTAAACGTAAAGGAAAGTAATGACAAAAGATTTACCAGATTATATGCGTGGTTTTGATATTGATGATGATTGGGGTATGACACCAGTTTCTAATGCACCTGAAACTCAACCTGCTATTGATACAAAAGTAATTGAAAGCTCTAATATAGAGTTGGCAAAAGTAAAGACAGATGTTTCATCTATCAAATCAATGATGAATGAAATAATGCAGATAGTGGCAGAAAAAGATACTATCACTAAAGAAGTAAATGACGAACAAACTTTAGCTAGATTCAAAGATATAGAAAAGTTAATATTACCTTTTTTATACAATCTAATGAAGAGTGATGAACCTTATATACATTGGCCAAACAGAGCGCCAATCATTAAGGCTCAGATTGAAAAACTATTAAAAATTACAAGGGATTAAAATGAAATTATCAAACAATTTTTCTTTGAAAGAAATGACAGCTTCACAAACAGCTGTTCGTAAGGGTATTAGTAATAACCCTA